GCTACCTCAGCATCTACCCAGGGTACATCATAGTATGTCGAGTAGGCAGTTTGGAAGAGGCTCCCCCAGGAGCATAGGGGGGTCATGTAGAAGGGGAGCTAAACCTCAGCCTCTTAGCCAGCCTTGTCTAACTAGGAGCCTCTTAGCCCGAAGCCAGCCTGAAGCTTCAGCCTCAGCAGCACTCAAGATCACCGCCCCCGACACCAGGTTTGAGGTTCACACAGGTACATCCAACTACTGCAGCAACGAAGCTTCAGGATGTTTGCCCCATTCGGGGCCTGCTGATGCTCTGGTTTCCAAGAGCGCGGCACTTCAACATCAGCAACAACCGAGGACCGGGGCTCTGAACCAGGGTCCTGGGTTTGGTCCCGGGCTTCAAACCTAGGACCTATCCTACCCCAGCATCAACATCAGCATCAACAGCCCGAAGGTAGGAGATGCTGAGGTTTCATCCCAGAAAACAACCGCAGCAACGATCACATATAAACCGCCGTTTATGAATTCTAGGATTTATGATGTTAAGAAACCTCAGCATCAGCTGAGTTTTTGAGGAGGTCGCGGCGCGACGTTACGGGACGCCCAAACCTCAGCATCCCGTAACGCTGCGAAAGTCAGGCGTTACGGCCGGCGTCTCGCCCTGGCTTTCGTAACGGTGTTGCGTCAGGCGAGACACTCGCCCCGCGCGCTTGCATGGCCGGTACAATTGACGCGCACCCCCGGCCATGAGAGCAGGGGGGCTAGTCACCGGAGGGCCGACATGGCCGCAGCAGTCACGTTCAACGCTCGCACGGTCGCGGCGATCGTCTCGAAGCGCGTCGGGCGCAAGGTGTCCGACAAGCAGGTTCGCGCCTACGTGCGCGACACGATGGCCGCGTATCAGGACGACGCCTATACGCACCATGCGTACACCGCCAAGCAGCGCGACGCGATCGTCAATGGAATGGTCGCGCGGCGCCGACCGGGCGCCACGGGCACCAGCGGGCGCGCCGCAGCGGCGTCCAGCGGGCGCACCCCGCAGCGCAAGGCGACCGCCCCCAAGGCGACCGGGACCGCCCCCAAGGCGCCCAAGGCGCCCAAGGCGCCCGAAACGACCGGGGGGGCGCCCACGGCCTGACGCGCGACCGCACGGCAGTCTGGCGGACACCCGCCAGACTGTCGTTTTTTTGGCCCGTGACTGAAGCCGGTGTTGGTAGTTCAGAAGTTGTACCCCTAAATCTCAAGATGTGTTGACTGTCGGCAGGGACTCGGCGCCCTGTGGCCTTGTGATGCCTCTGAGAGGATGCGTGATGGGGGTAGGCGGTCTTCTACCCCCAGGACAGGTCTATTGACTTGGTCGGCACTTTGGTGAACGCCACCGGGAAACTTTTACTATAAGAAGTAGATGAAGAAGGTGATAAAAATTTCGAATGATCAGAGGGTAAACCTGAGCATCAACATCAACCATAACCCTGTACCGGGTAGATGTTGATGTAGGGTGAAGAGATTTGATGTAAGCTCTTCCTTTACATGAAAACCCTAACATCAGCAGCCTTGACAAGAACCTGGAGATGGTATTATGATACGCAGGTAGTAGAAGCTCCGCTTCTCCGGGCAGGGCTCCTGGTTCCACAGCTACCCTCATGTCAAACGAGGGGAACAGTTGGGAACCCAAACTTCCAGGCTACAGGTCCTATTCCCAGGGAAGAGCTCACGAACCTAACACTTCCCCGGGTTCAGCAAAGGGTTGAAGTAGATGTCGGGTACAAACTCAATCCACCCTAGCCCAAAAGCAGGGAAGAGTTTAGTATCCAAGTACACCCAAGATTATCTTCAATCTCTTCCTTATGATACCTTCAGGGAAGTCCTAGTTTGCGGCCATAGCCCTCACTACCTCCTGAAGCTTTATAAGGAACAGCCCTGGTTCTGTGGCCTTTGTTTCTTCCGAGAAGGCACAGAAAGTGAAGTTCCGACCCGCATTCATCAGTTCAAAACGCTTGCGGACAATGGGAACCCACAAACCACAGCGAAAATGATCAGTCATATGCATGTAAGTATGGGATTGAAGCCACCCGAACCGGGTGAAGCTCTCTCAGACTTCCGCAAACGACGATCGGCCCTCGCGCGTGAGCAATATACTACGCGCAACCCGTTCGATCATTCGAAGATAGTACCCCAGTTCAGGTTGGAACCTTTCTCCCGACCCGCTCCGGGATTGTTCCCTATCACGTCCGCCCTGTGGCGCCTGATGGGATACCAACCGCCGTTGGGCCGGGTTCTTGTTCTTGGGGTAGGTGGCCGGACGGAAACTGAGATAGCTGCCACTATCTCGGTTTCCGTTCTTGATGTTTACATCCGTATGGCGAAAGCGATTCGGGTGGCAGTGGGGTTCATTCCAGATGGCGACACGACAAGATCTGGTTCAGCTTCCTCCGAACGCCGGGGCAGGGGATCGCAAGAGGCTGGAAGCGACGAATCGGGGCCTGGCGATCCTCAATCCGACCGGTAAGGACTACGAAGATTACCACGAGGAAGTAGTCAAGAAGCCCCGCATGAAGTATGCGGCGATGCGAGCTCACATGGAGATGTCAGCCCAAGCGCTGGCTGTGGGCTCAACGCAGAAGCTCGCCGCTCAGTACGCGGGGGTTTCCGCTCGTCAGATCAAAAAGTACATGCAGGATGCTGACTTCAGAGCTCGCATCCTCGAGCTTCGAGCAATTACGACCTCGAAGATCAATGGCCGCATCATCCGTGAACTTGATCGACGCACTGGTAACGAAACGATCAAGAACATGGAGCTGCTGGACATGCTCCGGATCATGGATCGCCTTAGTCCCTCTGGAGGGAAGGGGATGGCGATCAACGTGGAAGGCGACGTGAATGTCGGAAACAAGTATGACAATATCCTCGCCGCGCTCTTCGCTCCTGACCCCGGAAAGAATGGGAGCGATTTTCCGGAGTACGGGGCTTCAGACGTTCTCGTACCAGGCACAAGTTCACCGCTCGACGGCTAGATTCCGCGTTCTCAACGGCGGACGACGCATCGGGAAGTCAGTTCTGGGAGGGCGGGAAGCCTTCGCGCAGTGCATCATTCCCGGTTCGTATATCTGGATCGTAGGTCCGACGATGGACCTTGCTGAGAAAGAGTTCCGTGTCGTCTGGAACCTCGTCGTCAACAAGGGCTTGATCCCCGTTCGACGCAAGTCAGAACGAGAGCTGTTCATCCAGTTCGAAAACGGCTCCATGATCGAGTGCCGGTCCGAAGAGAACCCGGATCAGCTCATCGGGGAAGGCTTGGACTTCATCGTTCTCGCCGAGGCTGCTCGGTTGAAGGAACGGACCTGGCATCAGTACATCCGGCCGGCCCTTGCCGATCGCCAGGGACGAGCTCTGTTCTCGTCAACGCCGCGAGGCTTCAACTGGTTCCATGAGTTCTTTCTCAAGGGCCAGAGCAACGACAATCCCGATCATGCCTGGTGGGAATCCTGGACAGTTCCGTCCCGGTCGAACCCGATCCTTCCTCCTGAAGAAATCGAGGAAGCCCGCCGGAATTCATCGCCGGAGGCCTTCGCACAAGAATGGGAGGCCAAGTTCATCGCATACGGTGGACTGGTATTCCCCGAATTCACTTCGGAAGTTCACGTTCGCTCCCACGTCTTCAATCCCTTGCTTCGAACGTCCCTGTGGGTGGACCCCGGATCAGCAGCCCCGTACTGCGTTCTCCTGGTTCAAATCACGCCAGAAGAGGAAGTTCACGTTCTGGATGAGATCTACGTCACGCAGCATACAACAAGTGACGTAGTGAGGCTTGCCGAGAACAAGTGGGGTCCGTACATTCTCAATGACTTCGGCAATCCTCGAGAGGAGATTGACGTTGTTGTTGACAAGGCGGCTTCTGAAGCAATTGCTACTTGGAGACTTCGCGGCTATCGGACGCGATCGGAGAAGCCGACGAACGTCCGCCGGGGGATTGAAGTTCACCATATGTTCCTCCGCGATCCACTTCGATCCACCGATCAGCTCATCGTCCCTCGTATCACATACGACCCTCGTTGTAAAGCGGCAATCAAGGAACACGGACTTTACCATTACCCGGACACGATCCGACAGCGCGTAGAAGTCAACTCGTCCGAGAACCCTGTGGACATCGACAACCACACTATCGACGCAGTTCGATACGGGTACTACAACTACTTCCCCGCTCTCTTCAATGAAGATCGCAAGGATGAGAGCTACGAAGCGGTGAGTTGGAATCAGGTCATCCCGGACATGGATGAACGAGTATCGCTGGGGTTGGAGTATTAGATGGCTATTCCGCGAACTGAACAGCGTTCCGTTCCGAAGTCGAACTCTGGTCTGCACTCTCATGAGCTTACGACGTACCACGATGAGGTCGTCGTTCCGCTGATGAACGCGGTTACAGACCTAAACAAGCGTCTTCTGGTGTTGGAGAAGCCCCCGATCGTCACGCCACCCCCTGTGGAGCCTCCCCCAGTCATCACGCCACCCCCTGGGATCAAGGTCACTTCGATTCAGGCTCTGCTCAACGCCCTCGCTGATAACAACGCGAAGGACATCGTAGTCGCGAACGGACGATACCCGGTAGCTCCGGTTCACACGCAGCAGGCAACTAGCTTGTGGATTGGCTCTAGGTTCGCAGGCAGAACCAATCCTGTAGTCGTTCGAGCTGAGACGCCTGGTGAAGTCATCTTTGATGGTGGTGGGGCGAACACCGGTCACATCACCTTTGTTGATGGAGCCCACGATCAGGACTGGAGAGGCTTCTCCCTCGACAACGCGAAGCCTTACCAGAGCGGTTCGGTCGTGTTCGGCGCGTACGGCAAGCCGGCACCTCATCACATCAGCCTGCGGAAGTTGTCGGTTCTGAGGGGTATCGTTGCTGCGACCGCGAACAACGATCATGCCATGTATTTCAGCTCAGATGCCTGGCATGATGTCCTGATCGAGGACTACCTCTGCACCCCAGGAGCTGGGATCAAGTCGGCACTTCAGTTCTACCACGCGCCGAACGGCTACAACCTGACCGTGCGTCGGATGAAGGTTGACGGAGCGCAGCCAATGTCCGCGATCCTCATCTACGAGGGCTCCGTCCGCGACGTGCTGATCGAGGATAGCCAGATCACCGGAACTGCGACTCCGCTGAACGTCAACGCCTGCGGACCGAACGTCGTTCTTCGCCGCGTTGTCTCCAACACCGGCCGTCAGCCCTACTATCCGAGCGGCAAGCCTGCTGGGCTGATCCTCGAGAACTGCACATGGGGCTGACATGAACCAGGTTCAGCAGGCAATCGCGAAGGTTGCCGGACTTGAAGATGTCTTCGAGGAACAGAATACGCAGCTCACCGAAGTCCGCGACGCTGTTGAACATCTGTATTCAGATAACCAGATGCTTCAGCGGACGATCGAGGACATCGACTACCTGAACCTCTACGATATCAACAATATCGGAGAGGTTCTTCCTGGTGCGGATAGGAAGAAGACGATCACGCGTCTTCGTCGTTTGCGCCATGACAATCCGCTCGCGAAGCAGGCTGTCAAACTTATTCTCCGGTTCACCCTGGGAAAGGGTGTTCAGTGGGTTCTTGCCTCTGAACCTCCGGATGAGAACGAGCAGCCCGCCTCTGAGGTTCCGGTTCCTGGGCAGAGCGCCAACGGCAAAGCAAGCCTGCTTGAAGGCGACAAGCCTCACGCTGCGTACCGACCAACGCAGACGAAGTTTGTGCAGCTGCCGAGAATGGCGCGAGCCCAGGAACTGGATACTGGGAATGGGTACGATCCCAGCAAGAATGGCAATGGGAACGTCCCGCCGAACAATCCCACGAATGAAGTTGAGCCCGTCGTCCCGAGCATTCGCAGCAATGGACCGAACAGCGCAGCCAAGGACGATCAGGTTCGAGAGATTGTCGAGGCGTTCTGGAAGGATCGGGACAATCAACTCGCGATTACGTCCCACAGGGCAATGCAGGAATTTCTGGATGACGTCATCACGGATGGCGAGAAGTTCTACGCATGCTTCTCAGAAGACTCACCGCCGTACATCAAAGTCACCGAGATTCCCCTCGAGGAAATTGATGGAATCGTCTACAACCCGGACAATCGCCTTGAGCCAGTGCTCTATCGTCGGTTGTTCCAGTCCCAGAAGTACGACGGGACAAATGATCGTTACGTACCCGATGGTGATCCGAAGGTCAAGTATTACCTGGATTATCGCATCACCGACGAGAAATGGAAGGAACTGAAGAAGCTGATCAAGATTCCAGCATCGAAGCTGGTGACTGATCGGAAGATTCGGCACTCCTACGTGAACCCCCTGTGGACGAAGTCCGGGAAGCGGGGGATTTCAGAACTCTATTCGTCTCGTGAATGGTTCCGCGTCTTCCGTGAATTCATGGAGGGTCGAGCTGCCATCAATCAGGCGGCCCAGAGCATCTCCTACAAGCGGAAGGTGAAGGCCGGACCGACAGCAGTTGCTCAGTTCCAAGGCACATTCGGTGGGATGAGCACTGGAGCTGACGCTGGCAGCGAGACACGCAAGCTCACACGTCCGAATCCAGGAGCTGTGTACGACCACAACGAGGCGATTGACCTCGAGTGGATGAAGACGGACACAGGAGCTGCAAACGCCAAAGAAGATGCCAAGATGCTGCTGATGGTCGGCGGTGCTGGCATGGGAACGATGGTTCACTACTTCGGCGAGGGTGGCGACGCGAACCTCGCAACTGCTCAGTCCATGGAACTTCCGATGGTGAAGACCTATGAGGATTGGCAGCAGTGGATCGACGACGAATACAAAGAGTGGATCCGATACTCACTCACGGCGGCACTTGACGACGACGAGCTTGTGGAAGCTGCGATGGAACGGGTCGGGTTCACCTTCCCGCCAATCATCTCACAGGACGTTGTGAAGTTCACCACTTCTTGGGCTCAGATCGTTCGCGACATCGCTCCGAACAACATGCGCGTGAAGCAGGAAGCTATTCGCGGGTCGCTCAACATCATGGGCGTCGCCAACATCGACGGCATGATGCCTGAGGTGGAAGCGGAGATGGAGCACGCAGAGCAGCTGCGGATTCAGCAGCAGCAACTGCTGGCGGCGAGTTTGGCTGCTGGCGGAGCCCCTGAAGAAGGCGGGACGGACCGTCCAAAGGCGAAGCTTCCGACTGGTGGGCTCGGACCTAACACCCAGCACCTAGTGAAGGGTAAGGGCGAGAAGGTTTCGAATGGCCCAAAGCCGGAATGACTATCAATCGTTCAGAAGGGCAGATTCGCCATATCTGCACCCTGATAGCCGTTCCTTTGGACTCGCTGACGGAAGAGAGATTGAGCGATCTTTCGTGGCTGCTGGACGGACGCTCAACCGCGAGCTCCTATTTCTCGTTGATGGTCTTGCCTCCGGTTCTATTGGTTTTCGAGGATTCGTTGCAAGAAGTAAGGCAGTCATCTTTCGTGCATATTACATCGCCTATTCACTAGGCGCTATCTCGATCTTCCCATTCTACACTATGACAGATCGAGATGTTAGGATCCTTAGTGAAGAATTGGCTGAAGAAACCGGGTTCCTTCGAGGTTTTGCTCGCGATATTCGTGCTGGGGACGTTCTTCTTGATCCGGTTCATCGCTCGAGGCTGTATCTGCTAGGACTGCGGGGAATCTTCGAGCGGGGACGGGTTGAAGCAATGCCTCCCGGCCCCTACAGATGGCGACTGGGAATCACCGAACACTGCTTAGAGTGCCAGCTTGCCTCCTACCAGGGTCCATACCAACGTGATAGGACCTCTGGATTAGGACTTCCACCGCTTCCAGGAGCCCCAGGCGACGGTTCTGTCTGCCTCGGACTCACGCGCTGTGGTTGTACAATCGAGTTGGCGAATGGGATTCCTCTACCTAATGAGGATCTTGCTGACAGACTGCGAGGGCTGTTACTGGAGGTTTCGAATGGGCCTAGAACCAATGCTTCAGGAAATGCCACTTACTGACGAACAGCGTGAGCTCCGTTCTCAGTTCTTCGAAGCGACCGGTTACGGTCCCTCCGACATTCTCTCGTTGAACTACCTACATCGAGAGTTCCTCACACGCAACGGCGGGCACTACCTGTTCGCCGCAGACGACATCGTGCACCTCGCAGGTCCGCCACCGGCACTTGAAGATCGGTGGGACTTCTAGGAGGAAATCATGACAGACGATACCACGACCACTGGTTCCAGCACCGGCAACTCCGGCGATGACGCGGGCAAGGCGAAGGCCGAAGCTGGCGTTGGCGACAACACACCGGAAGAGGGTCAGATCAACACCCTCGACGACCGGAACCCCGGCACCAGCGACAACAACCCCACGCTCTCGACGCCTGATCGCATCGAGCCGAAGGGGCAGTCTTCAGATGCTGCGCCGGCGACGGACAAGAACACCGCCGTCTTCCTGAAGAAGTCAGGGTATAAGAAGGGCGATGTCATCTCCGTGAACGCCCAGAAGCGGACATTCGTCACTTCCAACGGTGGGAAGTATCAGCTCACCAAGCAGGGTGAGGTTCGCATCCTCAAGGGCCCGAACTACCCCGAGATGGAAGCTGAAGAGCTGCCGGTCTAGGAGGAAAGGATGCCGACTGAACGGATTGAACACGAGGTCGAAGCCCTCGAAGCGGAGTTCAGCAAGGACGAAGCCACGGGGAAGATGACGGCGAGCGTTGTCATCATCAAGGCTGGTCGCGCAAAGAACCCACGGAACTATCGGGCATCCGGGCTCCAGAAGGCTGCCAAAGAAGGCATCTACAATGGGATGCGGATGTTCGTCAACCACAGCTCGAAGCCCCCGCTGAAGCGCGACTTCGGCGAGATGGTTTCTGCGGTTGAGAGCACATCGTGGGACCCCACGATCAAGCCTTCAGGCGGCATCCGGGGCGAGATCGAGTTCTTCGACGAGAAGTTCTTCGATCAGGCACAGCGTGCCCGCAAGTACATCGGGGTTTCAGCCGACCATCGCATTCGCGTCATCCCCGCGATGGAAGGCCAGAAGATGATCGAGGACGTCCTCGAGATCCCATTCGCCCGGTCTGTGGACTGGGTTCTTTATCCCTCCGCCGGAGGGGAAATCCTCAGTTTCGCGCGTGAAAGCGAAGGAGAAGACCAGGTGGAGTGGAGCGAGGTCACGATCGATGCGCTGAAGGCCAACGCGCCCCAGCTCATCGAGCAGATCAAGGCCGAGGTCAAGCCGGTCACCGAGAGTGAGGATGATCCGCCTCCCACTCCGACTGCCGACGAGATTACGGCGATGATCGCCAAGGGCGTTCAGGAAGCAGTCCAGAGCGCCAACGAGCAGAATGAGAAGAAGGCCATCACCGCGAAGTCCGTTCGGGACTACGTGGCGAAGGCTGGGCTTCCGCCGCGGGTTCAGACTCGCGTCATCGGGCTGTTCACGGATGCGCTCGAGTACGTCGAGGACGATGTCAAGCTGGCCGTCGAGGATGCAAAGGAGGAGCTGAAGGAGCTTGGAGTTGGCCCCGCCATCAAGGGTGAGGGTCCGTCGGGTGCTGCCGGTGGCGGTGGCAAGCCCAAGAACACGGACGCTCGTGAGGGCGTCGAGGCGGTTTTCGGGATCAAGCCCGATAAGAAGGACTAAGCCACTACAAGCTCAAGGAGAGCTACACGATGGCACGCACATTCATCGGAGCCGGTCGACGCCGGAGCTGGGTTCCCACGCTCGGTCACAAGGCTGGCGATCTGGTCTACCACCAGGGCTTCTTCGGGGTGAGCAACGACGACGCTGCTTTCTCCTCTGCTCCGACGGCGGCTGATCGGCCGTTCGTTCAGATCCTCGACGGTGTTTGGGATCTGCCTCAGATCTTCCAGGGTGCTAACATCCCTGCCGGTCTTCGGGTCTTCGCAGCCCCGTCGCACACGGCTACTTCGCTTACCCTCTTCCCCGGGATTTCGATCCCGTCCGGCGCAGTTGCTGTGGGCCGTCTGATGGCGACCTACGTGAACGGCGCTTCCTATGCCCGGGTTGTCCTGTTCGGCCCGGAGAACCAGCACACGGTTGGAGGGTAATCTACGGTGCCGAATTCGATGGGTCTTCCCGGTGGGAAGCACGTTCGGCTCTTCGACGCATATCTGGATGCGCTGGAGAACCAGGAAGTCTTCGATGAGGACGCCGAAGAGGCGATTTCCATCAACGACTTCCCCACGTACATGCTCAAGTTGGTTCGTCACCGGTTCCTGACTCGGTTCACCGAGATTCAGGGCATCTGGCCGAGCTACACCCGGCAGATGGACGTGGAAGACTTCGAGGAATCCACCTCGAGCCGCTTCGGCCGGTTCGCCGACATTCCGGAGCGCGGGCTGGGCGGGCAGTACGACCAGCTGGCGATCCGTGAATTCGACAACGAGAAGATTCGCGTGAAGGAGTGGGGCGCTGCGTTCAGCGTCACGCGGCAGATGATCATCTCTGATCGTCTGAACAAGATCGCGGAGCTTCCGGGCCTCCTCGCTGAGGCGCTCGCGCGCACGATGTCGAAGAAGGCCGCCATCACCTGCCTCGCCGCTAACCCGACGATGTACGATGGCAACGCGCTCATCAGCGCGAACCACGGGAACCTGGTCACGACTCCTCTCCTCGCCACCACGGTGGGGATGGGAACGCTCCAGACGCTCGACCTCAAGTTCGACGACATGACGGATGACGAGGGTTACACCATCGTCTCCCCTGGGAACCGCACGCTCCTCATCCCGACGGAGCTCCGGTTCGTCGCGAAGGCGATCAACGAGAACGAGCTGCTCCCGAACGGTTCGTCCCAGCTGGAAGCGAACCTTGTTCGCGGCCTGTGGGACAACGTGATGATCGAGCCGTTCTTCACGGACCCGAGCGACTACTACGTGCTGGCCGATCCGACCGGCGCGCTGAGCCCGATCGCTTACATCACCCTCAACGGCAACACCACTCCGTTCCTTGGCCTCAAGGACCCGGGTGTGAAGGCTGTTCTGGGTGGGAACGATCCCTACTCGTTCGACTTCGACGAGATTGCCTACAAGATTCGGCACGACTTCCACTTCAAGCCGATCGAGTGGCGCGGGATCATCGGT